CCTGTGCCATATCCTTGTTGAAGACCATTAGCAAATGTTTCTGCCTGTGTACGAGCATCGGTTAAATCTAGAGTTGGTGATTTTGGCATAGCATAGTAATAACCACCTGTTAAAACTCCTGCTGATTTAGCTTGTCCTGCCCATGTTACAAAGTTTACATCTATTGCACTATCATGACCGTAACAACGAAGATAAGCACCTTTTACACCACTACTCTTCATAGTAGCGAAATTTATAGACGTATCGTTCGCACTATTTATATCAACAATCACCCCATGAATATTAGGGTCGCCCTGTTGCATGAATGGTGTACCATCTGCAACCATGTTATCAGATGTAGCATTTTTAATTGTAAAGGTGAATATAGGAGAATAAGAACTCTGATTTCCACTATCATCTTTTACATATGCTCTCCAATAGTAAACTGTACTCTCTGTTACAGAGGTAGCAGATGTTATACTTCCTCTAGACTTCGTTCCAGAAGATGGCAATGTAACAGGTGAAGAAAGCGTTATAACTCCAGATGATAAAGTAGAGTTTGTACTATAATCAACATAAAACGTAAAGTTTGTACTATCTGAATCTATTAAATCAGCTTCGAAGTGAAGCTTAGTCCACGCAGAACCATTGAATGGGAATAAATTCGTAGGTGTGCTAGGTGCTACATTAGCTTGTTGCTGTGCTGTTGGAGTAGCTGATACAGATGATGTTTGGGAAGATTCATTTCCAGTGGTATCTACAGCAGTAAGTTTATAGTAATAAATATTACCATTTGTTACATTATTATCTGTGTAAGTCACCCCAGTTAATGCTGTCAAATATATTGAAAAACTTAACCCATCCGTAGATTTATACAAATTATAACTTGACAAATCAGATTCGTTATTTGCATTCCATGATAATACTACATTTGCATTACCTCCAACAGCAGTTAATCCTGTTGGTGTGGAAGGTGGTACGTTATCTGATAATGTGGTTGTATTTACAGTAACGCCTGTCGATTCATTTCCTGTTGCATCTATGGAAGTCACTTTATACGCATATGATGTGCTAAATTGCAAACCGCTATCATTATAGCTTCCATTTGAACTAGGTGAATATGTTGGTGATGAAATTAATATTGAATTTCTATATATATTAACCTTTGAAAAATCACTATCAGATGGATTAGTCCATGTTAATGATACCGTTGTATGACTTGGACTTGCTACTAAATTCGTAACATTAGCAGGTGGTGTAGTGTCTGGTGTTGCAGATGTCGTTACGGTAATGGTTAAACCATTTGAAATGTTTCCTGTGTGGTCAACAGTTTTGATTGTATATGTGTATTGAGTTGAAGCTGTTAAACTTGTAATATTATATGTTCCATTTGTGGAAGTGCCTAACATAGTTCCAATAGAATTGTAAACATTTACATGGTCAAAGTCTATATCACTAGGATTAGTCCATGTCAATGTGGCGGAATTGTATGTATGTGTTTCTCGTAAATTAGTTACTTCCGCAGGTGGAGTAGTGTCACTAGTAGTAGAACTAGTAGTCACTGTTATACTACTTCCTGTTGATTCATTACCTGCTGTATCTACAGATGTAATTTTATAAGTATAACTAGTGGAAGGATTTAGACCACTATCTGTAAGGCTAACACCTGTAACATTATTCTGAAATAGCGAGTTATTTTTATATATTTTAACATAAGAGAAATCACTATTAACAGTAGGATTAATCCATGACAAGTTAATGGAATTAGAAGTATGTGTTTCTCTCAAATTATAAACATTATTAGGTGGTGTAGTATCAGCAGGATTTGAAACTGTTGCAGGATATGATTCACTAACTGCTTGCCATTCGACAGCACCAATGTTTAAATCTGTTTTCTTAGTACCAGTACCAGAATATGCAGTTGAATCTACTTGTAATCTAACACCTGCACCTGTATTATCTGTTAGTAATGTAGCATCCCATGTAAGACTATAAAGAACACCTGTAGTTGAAGTAACAGAAGCAGAAGAACCTACGGTTAATAATGTACTATTTTCATAAAGTGATATCTTTGCAGTAGGACTTCCGTTTGTATTTGTTCTTTTTACCCATATATTGAAAGTTTGTAAACCTGAACCTATCTTTAATGGTGAAGATGGAGTTGGAAAATCTACCAATAATACACTATTTGTTCCTGCTGTTGTAGCTGTTAGCCAGTTTGCATCTGGTGTAGAAACAGGGTCTTGAATAGCTGTTACTGAACCTGTTAGGTTAGTCTGTGTAACGATAACAGATGGTGCTATTCTTTGAGTTACTTGTACGCTAGTATATAGTATAAATGTATTACTATAACTACCTGTAAGACCGTTTGAATCTATACCTCTTACTCTCCAATAATAAACTGAATTTGATGTTAATGTTATACCTGTCGATGATACTGTACTTCCAGATGGTACAGAAGTTGTTGTAGATGTTTGTACGCCAGTATTAAATGTAGAATCTGTAGATATTTGAAAGCTACCTTGAATATTAACACCGTTTGGAGATGTAATTACTGCTGACAAAGTTATAGAACTACTATTTGTCTTTGTTTGTGAAGCAGGAAGCAAATTTGAAGCAACAGGTGGTGAAAAATCTGGCGATGTAAAACTCATTACAGAAGAGTATGAAGAGTAGTTAGTACCATCATATGCCCTTGCTCTCCAATAATACAATGTACTAGAAGTAAAAGAGTTGACAGCTATACTTGCGGTAGTTCCAACGGTAACAAATCCAGATGATTCAACTGTTGTATATGTGGAGAAATTTATATCGGTGGAATAATCTACTGATAACTTTGCAGTTCCTCCATCTCTATCGTTTACTGTACCGTAGAAAGTTATATTATTACCTATATCGCATCTTAAATTAGTTGGAACGTCTGGTATATAATTATTAGTTACAGCTACCTGCGAATATGAATAACTAACGCCTAATTGTCCAGTGTATCCGCTAAAATCTGAATTTGGAATAAATACATACGATTGATTAGCAACTGGAGAAAAGTCAAGTTCTGTTGAAGTAACCTTATCACTAAGACAAGAGAAAGAACTAGAAAAAGGTACAAAATTATATGGGTCTGTGACTACTTGTATTACGCCATCTCTAAAGAATGTAACATCCCAAACTAGATTGTGAGAACCATCATTATAACTGTTATTTCCCTCAAAATGAATAGTTACACTGTTTCCATCTGAACTAGTTAAAGAACCTATATAGTCACAACTATTATCACTTGCTGATACATATATACCAACATCCATACTTGGCGTTGGACTATATGAAGTTTGACCTGTTTTTGTAATATAACTATTAGTACCTACAAACCAAGTATTTATCTGATTTTCATAGAATTGAAAAGTAAATGGCAATGTAACACCAACATAATCATCATCTGTATATGTTGACAATACTGCTGACATATTTGCATTTGTTGATGATGTCATTTGTGCAGGTTGATTTAAAATGCTTCCTGCTTGTGTAAATGTAGCCATAATATCCCTTCCTTTCCTTTTTTATTTGCAAACATACAAAAAGAACCTACTATTTATAGTAGGCTATTATTTATTATTTTCTTTTTTTAAAACTTCTTCATCTTCTAGTGGGACAGTTACTTCGCCATCCTTAACAAGCTTTTGACTAATCCAAACTGGAAATGTGATATTGTGAATACCGTTTGCACTACCGTCTGTCATTCCACCTGTATGATGCTCTTGACAAATTACCATGCAATTTCGTATATCGTCAACGCTTACAAGCGGAACGTTTTTAAGTAGCCTACCATACCCATAAACATCCCATTCTTCTAGAAATGCTTTAACTTTTTCTAAATCTAAAGAGTTTTCTAAAGACCATTCTCCACCATAATGATGAACCTGTAAATTCTCTGTTGAGCCACAAATGTAACAATGATAATGACCATCTTCATGTAATCTATGCTTTGAATCTCTAAATAACTTAGATTCAGTTCTATGAACGTGGTCTGGTGTTATTACCACTTCTGTCAAATGTCTGACAGTTTTGTGTTCCTCAACGATGTCTTTCTTTTCTACCATTGTAATTCCCCATTATGTATAATTTGGCATAGGTTTAAAACCTACATGAGCAGGGAGTTGGCTTAATTCCCAAAACAAGACACAAAACATAAGTGCTAACCATTACACCACATCGGTAGCCAACCGATGGCAAGATTCGAACTTGCACATTCAATATACCAGATTGAGTTTGTTTTGTAATTGCTGTGTGTGTCTTTAAATTATACTATAGTACTTATTGGAGTAGCCAGAGTTGAACTGACGACCCATGCTCCCAAAGCACGTGTGTTACCGCTATACCATACCCCATTAATTTAATTGGCGAGAGTAAGGGGACTTGAACCCCTATGTGTGGATAGACAGTCCACCATAATAACCCTTATATGATACTACCAAGAAATCTATCTTCCCGACCATCTATCGTTTATAGTCTGATAGAAAGACTATGGTTTCCCTTCCATATTTCAATTCTTCGGGGCGAAGAATAACTGACTAGGCAAGGCTCGAACTTGCGACCCTTCGATTAACAGTCGAATGCACTACCACTGTGCTACTAGTCAAAATGTAACAAGGCACACAATAAACTAATTTTCTCAATATGAAAGTTGTTGGTTTGTGATTGCTGTTTGTGCCTTATAAGGTGGTTGAGAGTGAGTGCCTTTTGTTAAAGCGTTCCATCGCTCTCAACCTTATATACCTATTATATCATTATTTATCTCATTTGTCAACAAGATATGTTACATTTTTAAAACTTTCTACATTTTATCTGCCAAATCTGCGATGCGACTTCTCCATACATTTTGTAATTCGATTTCTCCATACAGGTCTTCTCCACGAAATACCTCTGAAACTCTCTTCATACCATTATTTGTTGCATAAGCATCTTTGTCTACCTGTTGGTCATAATCTCCATCAATAATGACTTTACAATTTTCACTGACACGTTGTAGTGCAAGTTTCATCAAATCTGCGGTCATATTTTGGCTCTCCACAATCCAAAGGACTGTTCTAGTTTCACCTGTTTCATATCCTCTGATGTCCACTATTGGTAGAATATCTAGGAAACCATCTTGGATAAGCCTAGTTATTTCAGTCTCATCGCCGAATTTAGATTTAAGCATTGTACCAACTGACTGCATAAGTTTTTCTAAGCGAGTTCCTTTATAGAATCCAAGCTCTTGACTGTCTTTAGCAGGGGTTGGATTTACGAAGATTACTAGTTTGTCAGCACCATATTTGGTTGACCTTTCACCTTTTTCGATTAACTGCCATGCTGTCTCTAACGCAATTTTAGATTTACCACTACCTGCACGACCACGAATGACTGTAAGTTGATTTTTGAAAATACTATGCACTGCCATCATTTGCTGTGCATCTCTAGGAGTAAAGGAATCAAATCTGTCTGTTTTAAAACTCATATCTAGATTGCCTTTTTTATTGCGTGGTAATGCTTCCATAGCTTGTCCATTCCAGAATAGAATGTCAAGGATTTCTAGTTCATCTGTATTTGCATCGTTGTAGATTACAATGTACTCATTAACAAGTAGGTTGTAGATATTTTCATTTAAGCGACTATAGACTTTTTCTTGTAACTCATTTGCAAACATAAAGTCTTCTTTATACCCTTTATGCTCTACGAAGTTTGAAACTTCAACTTTTAGTACAGGGATACCAAACTGTTTACACTTTTGTCTTAGCAACCTGTCATTAGTAATGATACCAAAACCATTGTCATGTGCCACCTGTAACAAAATATTATCTGTGTACTGTGGGTCTAGGTCATCGCTTAGTGAAAATTTATAATCTTTTAAATCAAAGAAATTACTATCTGTT